AGTAGACGGTGGAGGCTCTTCTACTGTATTTAAAGTTAGTGCTGAAAACCCTGGAACTTGGGGTAATAGTCTTACTGTAACTGTAACTGCTGGATTGGTTACTGGCACTGAGCCGACTTTTAATTTAATTGTTAAATTGAGCGGAACAGAAGTTGAACGTTGGAACGAAATCAGCCTTGATTTGGACTCCAATCGTTATATAGGAACGGTAGTAAATACTTACTCTACTTACATTAGTGTTTCAAACATTGCTACATATACTTCTGCTTTTACTGTTACTGCAGTATCTAACTCTGCATTAACATCTGGTGCAGATGGTTCAACTCCTGCTAACGGAGATTGGGAAGACGCAGTAGACGCATTTGATTCAGTTACTGAAGAATTGGTCCTTAACTTGGTTAACAAAACAACTGCAGAAGTTGTCAACTATGCATTATCGTATGCTGAAACTCGTGGAGATTGTTTTGTAGTAATTGACCCAGCATCTGTTTCATCAGGCGCTGATGCAATTTCCGCTATTTCTGGATACACCGCTTCTTCATACGGTGCTGTGTACTATCCAAAACTTAAGATGGTTGACCCATCAAAAACTGGTGCCGCTGCAATTCGCGATACTGCACCTGGTGGGGCTATTCTTGGATTGTATTCACGAGTTGAAGCAGAACGAACAGTTGCAAAAGCACCTGCTGGTTTTGGTTACGACGTTCGTAATGCTTTTGGTCTTGTAACTTCGTTTACCGAAGCAGAGCAAGGAACAATGTATGATGCCCATGTAAACACCATGAAAGCAATTCCTGGTGCTGGTGTAATCATCAATGGTGCTCGCACTTTGAAGAAAACAGACATCACAAAATATGTTCCAACACGTCGTAGTCTTAACTACGTCAAGGCTCAATCAAAGCGTCTTACAGACTTTGCAGTGTTTGAGCCAAACAATGAACGTCTTTGGACAACCATTCAAGTTCGCCTATCTAAATTTCTTGCTGAGTTTTGGAGTGCAGGAGGTCTTAAAGGGCGTAACACAAGCGAAGCGTTTTATGTTTTGTGCGATGAAACAAACAATACAATAAACACGATTGAAAACGGTGAAGTTCATGTTGAGGTCGGGATTGCACTGCAAACTCCCGCCGAATTTATTGTCATTGAAGTTAGCCAATTTGTTGGCGGCTCAAATCTGAACGAAACTGTTTAAGGAGAAATAATGCCTATTTCACAACGTACCGACCCACTTCGTAATTTTAAATTTCAAATTCAAATTGTGGGCGCACCTGATTTGACAACTCACACTTCATCGGGAACTGGAACAGGTCTTGATGGTTTGGGTTTTGCCGAAATGTCTGGTTTGAGCGTTACCAATGAATTGATTGCCTACCGTGAAGGTGGCATGAACACCCACCCACACAAGATGGTTGGTCAATCAGACTTCCCACCAGTGTCGTTTAGCCGTGGTGTTTTTGCAAATCAAGCGCAAATGTGGAAATGGCAAACATTTATGCACTCATGGCAACAAGGCAATCCGTCAACTGGAAGCACTGGATTAAACATTGGTAACAATGATTATCGTTGTGACATTGTTGTTCGTGTTTTTGACCACCCATTCACTCGTAATGACACCAATGGTGGTTCATACCAAGCAACTGATTTGCCTGGAGGAGACACAAAACCAGGTAAGGCTCAATTAGCATTTAAACTGTTTAATTGCTGGCCTGGTGTTTTTGCAATGAACGGTCTTAACGCTGGTGACAACGGTATTTTAATTCAACAAATGACCATACATCATGAAGGCTTTTATGTTGCATTTAATGAAAACGAAATCAGCGTAATTGGAACCACTCGTTAATTAATTTAATAACTTACAATTTAAGGAGCACTATATGTCTACTGAACTTTCGTCTCAAGCCGAGGCTGTAAACCAAGCACTTCAAGAACCAGCGCCTAAAGTGGACCTTCCAACAAGTTTAAAGGTTGACCTTTTTCGTGGTTTATATGAACCTTCTTCAAAAGAATGGTATACAACCGCAACTGTTCGTGAACTCAACGGAGAAGATGAAGAAGCCCTTTCTGCTTTTGACGTTCAAAAAAACGTTACTTATTCGGAGTATATGACCCATCTTTTAAAACGCGGGGTTGTAACAATTGGAAATGTTGAAGTAAAAGGCAGAGCAGAAATTATTGACGACTTAATCGTTGGCGATAGAGATGCTCTGTTTTTGGGAGTATTAAAAGCAACTTATGGTCGTTATCGTGAGTTCCAAGTAACCTGCCGCGAGTGTGGTGGTGACAACGACATTACCATGGACTTAGATAAAGATTTTAAAAGCGAACCTGTAAAAGTAGACCTTCACAAACCAATTGATGTAAAATTAAAAAATAACACCACGGTTCAATTAAGGTATCCAACTGGCGGTGATAGTCAAATTGCTGGAAAACGTGGTAAGACTACGGCTGAACAAAATACTATTATCTTGTCACGATGTGCATTATTAGACGGTAAAACTACTGCTGAAAAAGAGGCGTGGGCTAGGGGGTTGTCATTGGCTGACCGTAACAAGTTGGTTAAAGCCCTCTTCTCGGCGCAACCAGGGCCTCGTATGGAAGAGGTGGAAACCCAATGCTCCCACTGTAATGCTAAGATAGTACTAGCATTAGATTGGGTCGCACTTTTATTTGGCTAATCTAGTCAGGGTTTATTGGGAATACGAAGCGATTGCCTCTACGTATAGGGGTTTTGGTCTAAAAGACCTTAAAACTATGACGGTAAGACAACGGGCATACTGGTTCAGGATGTCTAGTTGGCGAAACTCCAGTGGAGGCTAATTAAATAATGGAAGAACCAAATCTTTCTGGTGGTTTAGGCGGCAGTGCTGCTGAAGGTAACGCCGCTAGTGCAATGGGTAATTCTGTTGTTAACTCACGCCTTAGCGTTGACCTTAAAATGCTTGAAGGTCTTAACAAAGAACTTAACACCTTAAACGAAAACACTAAAAAAATTAAATCTAATTTTAAAGATTTAATTAAAAACACCAAAGACTTAACTGCAGAATTAAACAAAGCCGCTACTGCAATGGGCAAAGTTAGTGGCAAATCTAGTTCTGGCTACCTGGACATGTCTAAGGGCATGCCAGAAGTTGCTGACCTTAGTGCAATGCGTGAAATGCAGATGCAAAGCGTTGAGCGCATTCTTGGCGCTCTTGGAAAAGGTGGTGGCGGCGTCGGCGGAGGTGGTGGCACTTTTAGCAAAATTAAAGGAGGTTTATCAGCATTTGCAGCAAACGCTGCTGTTGAAGGCGCGGCAATGATTGATGACCGAGTTGACCGCAATAAAGGGTACGCGCTTTCAGCAGACAAATTAAGCGTACAACTGCAACAACAGTATGGCATGAGTCAAATGGACGTAATGAATAATTTGCGTGGTCCATTACGTGGTCGTCGTTTGGGATACGGCGGAATTAACGAATTACTTTCAATGCAATCACGAACTGGAATTGATGCGGCACGACAAGCAGGTTCTGTTGAAGGTTTAAGAACCCTTATGGGTTACGGTTACAGTGCTGGTGACGTAACTCAATACATTGAAAGTCTTGGTCAAGCAGACACCGTAAACAGAATGTTTATGATGACTGGAACCAGTCTTTATGGTATTGGTGGTCAACAAAAATCGGCACAACAAGTAAACCAAGATTTAATTCAAAGGCTTGGATTAAATAACCGAGAAATCATTAATGCTGGTCGTCAATCTGGTTCTATAATTCGTCAACGTTTACAAATGGCTGGACTTGACGAGGGTGCTCAAGATTTGTTATTGCAATATGCGGAATCAAACGTTAGTTTTGCTGAAAAAGGCGGTAAAGGGTTTTATGACCCGTCTAAAAAAGCAGACCGTAAACGCATGGGAATTGAAGCAAACTATGCCACACAAGAAGAAGAAACTACACGAACAGAAGTAAATCGTGAAGAGCAAATGTATAAGCGTCAAGCAGATAACTATGCTCAAATGGAAAAAAATCTACAAAACGTAAACAAGTTGTTAGGTGAATTTGAAGACCGTTTGTCTTCAATTATTGGTGGAAAAACAAGCGTTCGCGGTTTTGGACAACTTTTTAATATTTTAGGAAGACTTGGAATTCCTGGAATGACTAAAATTGGACAGTTTATAGGAGACCCAAATCCTAGTGGTTCAGCAAGTCCTGGACGCATTGCTGCAGTTAATCCAACAGTTAAAAAAGATGACCAAGACCACCTTGTTCAACTAAAGCCCGTTCTTCGTGAGCCTCTTACTCGTTTATTAATGGACCGTCCAGGAATTGGTATCGGTGGAAGTTATCGTAGTCCAGAACAACAAAAACGATTGTTTGAGACAAATTATTACCGAACTGATGAAAAAACAGAAACTTATTATGATGGTTCATATTGGAAGAAAAAAGCAGGTGCAACCATGGTTGCACCTCCTGGATTGTCATATCATGAAATTGGTTTGGCTGCTGACCTTACGTTTGTAACAACTGCAGACCGAGAATGGTTAAAAAATAATGCAAGTAAATATGGTCTTGACGAATTTTCACGACATGGAGAACCGTGGCACGTTCAATCAAAAGCCTATCCAGCAAGTCGTAAACAGTATGAAGGACAAGGCGCATCATATGGAACAGATGAAAGAGCAGATACTAAATACGTAGTGGGAACTACTGGCAATACTGCTGAAACTGGACCAATGGGACAAAGTGGAAGTAATATGAGTTTTGAAGCCGCAATTGTTCAACAAATGAGCACCGCTGAATCAATTGCTGCATTTGCACAAGGTAGAACAACGACATTGTTGTATGGTAACTCTCAAGGCAACTCTGGAGGTGCTGGCGGTGGAAGAGGTGGTTCTGTATCTTCAAACTCTTCTGGAAAAGCAAGCCATGGTACTACAGAGGCTGAACAAAAAAAGTTTTATTTAAAAATGAGAAATAAAAAAGGAGATTGGAAAATATCTCCTGAAACTATTGCATCGTATTTAAGAAACGTTTCGGTACGTGGTCGTAAATTATCAAACAATGAAATTGGTAACTTTATAAAGATAACAAACCGCGAAAGCAGATATGATGCAAATGCGTACAACCCAAGTGATGACAGTGGAGATTTTTCGTTTGGTCTTTTACAGTTAAATCTTCAAGGTAACGCCAAAAATGATTTGTTTAGAAAATATCCAAATTTAAAAAATGATTACAGTCCTTTGTGGGACCCACAATACAACTTAGAAGTCGCTGCTGGATGGTTAATGGCGGATGGTGAGACTAACTTTAGAAAAAATAACATTTATCATCATTGGGCAGGAAGTGTAAAACATGGACCTTTGTCTAACGCACATGGTTATAAAGTTCCTTCATCTCAATGGGGAGACCCGTCTGATAAAGGTTATACACCTAAAAACTCTACAAACAATATAAGTACGGGTTCAGGAGCAACTGTTAAATCAACGGCACAAAACAACACGTTTAATATCAACCCTACTATAAATCTTACTAGCACTGGTTCTGTTCCTATGGACGCTGCTAAATTAGCAAAAGAAGTAACCAAACTTATTGACCGCGAATTAAAAATGAACATTGTAAGGAGTTCATAAAATGTCAAACACAAACCCTAATGAAAGCACTTGGAGTTTAACTGATTCATTAAACATTGATTTTGAAAACTATGGTCGTATGG